ACTCCTTACATCACTCACTCTATTAGTGATAAGGATCCGTTTGAGCAGAGATATTTTGAACCTCAATATGATATGAGGGACTTTGTAGGTAGGACAGTTCAGGTCACAAAGATCGAAAAGAACTTCCCTTGGGAACCTTGGTATGACGATAGAACGTACACCAACTCTGAAGGTGATGTAGTTCGCGCCTATGAAGATGGTGCTGACATCCCAGTGATTGTTGATGAGGTACAAGGGGATGGAGTGCCCGATAATCCTGGGGACGTGATCTGGGAAAAACCGGTAAGAACTGGTGAGAAGATTTCTTACAACACCAACATTGGTTTCTCTGCAACTATTTCCATTCCACTCGATGGTGGACTGCAAGAGCGTTGTAAGGCAGCAGCAGACACCCAGATCGGATTACAGCAACAAATACATGCTAATAAGCGATTAGATTTTGAGATCGCCAGACTCAAGAATTGTGGCGAGTTGATGAAGGCAGGTATTATGTTTAGACCTGGATCAAAATATGCTGCTATATGTGCAGATGTGATTGTCATGAATAAGAATGCTATCGCACCTCATGCACACAGTATTCCTAAACCTACTTCTTCATTGGGCGCACAGAGCGTAGTGCCTTCACAGCCTGGTTCCTCTGACGCTGCTCAGCTAGGCGCTCCCCTCTCGACTGCACCGGGATCTTCTTACCCCGTAAGGTCGCGACCTTCTTCAGCACTTTCTTCACAGTCGGTTTCACCACTTTTAACAGAAGGTCAGCAAGAGGTTTTGCGAGCAGTGCCGAAGTCGTTGCCACAACAGCGATAGATGCGGTGGCAGTCACAGCACCTGCATTAGGAATGTTTCCAATAATCTGATCAGGAATAGTCAGATTTTCAGTTACCATCAAACATTCCTTACCCACAACCTCATATCCAACCACCTTCTTATTGCCCTCTAGGATCTTTCCTACAGGGTTTTTTAGTTGCTGCTCTCTAGTAGGACATTCAACTTTAGGAGTTGTTTTTTTAGGAACTTCAGGTGTCTTTGTTTGTGGTGACTCTGGTGCCTTGGGAGGTTTGATCGGAGGTGGTTCAGGTGCCTCAGTGGTATATTCTAATTTGTTTGGGTCATACTCAATAGGACTAAAAGAGGGAGTCCCAGCATCACACAAAGTCATGACGCCTTCAGGATCTTCCTCCTTTAGTCCTACGTTTTTATCATTCTCTTTATGTGCCTCAACACACCCAGGTATGTTTACGATGGGTGTGCCAACCTCAGACGTGACAGGCGGATAGATGGGTATTGCCTGGGGTGGTTCTGATGTCATCCATTTAGGAACATCAGGTATGCCAATCTCACGTATTCTAATATTATTTAATCGTATATCAGGGATAGGCATTTAATCTTTCCATCCTCCAGACTTCAACCAATCTTCATAGTAAGGATTTTTCCATCCGTCACTAATGTTGTAGGATGGCATCACAACTTCTTTGATATATCTACGATTTTCTTTTGCGATATTAAGACTCTGAGTCTCCAAGTTTTTTACTCTGCCATCTACTTGAGATGCCCACCATACAGCACCTGCACCCTGAACAAGTAGAAAAGATACAATAGCAAATGGAATCTTAAGGTCTTTCATTCCACCAACGTGCCATGAGCACGACGAATCTCTCTCAACTCTTCAAAGTTTTTCTGTTTGGTTCCACCATCATATGCCCAGGCGTATCCTTCCTCAATCATTTGTTCGTTCAGGGAAGAGGAAGCGTCCCCCCCAATGTAAAGCCAACCGAGTAATCTACCGTACTTACCGACACCACCAACAAGCTCAGTGCGGATAACAAGATCGTCATCCCCAGCAATGGCACCATCCAACTTCTCTTTGAGCCAATTCGTCGCATCGATCCCTAGTTCCTTTTCTTCAAGGTCGCGGGTTCTTTTTTCTGGGGTATCAACCCCAGCAACTCTAACTCTTTCTTTTTTATATAAGTCAAAACCGAGATCAATTGTGACATCGATCGTATCTCCGTCCAACACTCTATCTATGCTCGTCACTCGGAAATTGTAACAACTCTTCCGACTCGGGGGTGTCATCGCTCCCATGTGCTTCTCGCTCATCAATGCCTAGTATATAGACAACAACATATAAAACTCCAGCAAGGAGTATCACCAACAACCAGATGATACTCCAAGTTACATCATTTACATCATGCAATGGACGAAGAAATAGATTCACTAACAATCACTAATCATAGAGTTAACTTGTGACCCAGCAGCAGAACCAACATTCTGTCCTAAGAGATTAACCCATCCTGCAGCCAACCATCCAACGTAAGGTATCGAAGATACTGCAGGAGCAAGAAGACCAGTACTAATAGCGGTTCCTGCCATTGCACCTTGTGACCGTGCTCCAGCGTCCGCCACGATGCACTCTATGTCTTTTGCACTCTTTCCCTCACCTGCCAGCGTTCCGGCACCTCCCATGTTCCTTACACCTTCCATGGTGAACTGATCAGTGCGGTACTCCTTGCGGTCCTCATATTTCTTACCACCAAAGAAACCACTTTGACCTTTATTAAGGTCTAATGATCTCTGCGACTCAAGAATTTTTGGATCGTTTGCTTTATATTCGATTGTGTATCCATCCTTACCCGCTTCAATCTTATAAGAGGAGTAAGGGGTGCCGCGTGGGATGTTAATCGTTGGGACTTGAATGACACTTTCAGGTTGTCGTTTAATCAAATGTCCCAAGACACCGATATGTGCAATCGCCACGACGCTGCCAACACTAAGGGCAGTCCACTTCAGAAGAGATTTCATTTTACATTTTGTATGGAGGTTGATCTGTTACGATTTTGATTGGTCCTTGCTCAACTCTAATGGTCTGAGCAGGAGCAGTCTCTTTGGCAGCAGCAATGAGTTTCTCAAGGTCTGCCTTAGTGATTGCACCAGGACCACCGCCTGCAGCTGCAGCGCCATTAGCACCGTTCATCTTCATGGTGCCATCACCAGACTTCTTCGCTGTCTGAACCCCGAACGTAGCTAAAACCCCAGTGAACACGCTGGCTATGAAGGTCGGATCGATCTTCTGCTGTGGTAATCCAGGAATGGTCACATAGTTAAGAGTGAGAATACCACCAGACCAAACTAGGATACCTAGTCTTACTAAGGTGCTGATGACTGCCATCTGTTCGTCAGCATCCTCAACTTTATCTTTTAGTCTGCCAAGAGGACCTTTCTTTTTAGGTTCTTCTTTCTTTACTTCTTCGGGCATGGATCACAGACGAAGGCTCCTTTATTTAGGGATCAAGGATTTCTACTGTGAGATTTGTTTTTTTGATTGAGTTGAACTTTTGACAAAGGGCTTCACTTGATTCGTGTTCCCATTTGTGATACGCACTTTTTAAGTTTTGGATGTATTCTGTACCACCTAGTCCGATCATCTCGTCGGCAACGATGGTTTTAATCAACACATCCCTCGTTAAATGTGTCATATTTGAATGCTTGTTTCCAACAATAAACTCAACATAGCAAAGCTGAAGTGAGTTGTCAAAGAGTTTATCTTGGGTGGTTTACCCCTATGGGTTTTATTATTTAGACAGATAACCATTTTCTACTAACCACTCACGGGTCATAGGTGTGGGGTCATAATCAGTCCACATCGTCCCTGCAGCACAGGACTTGAGAGCTTTCATTGTCATTCCCTCAGTCTTGCCTGCCCAGGTTGCTTCTTTCTCCCAGGGTATAGCAGCAGGTTGGAATGCATATGCTCTCCGTGCCATCTCTTGCCAGATCATAGGCACATCTTCCTCTGGTTTAATGATAGCAATCATATTATTCTTGATGGTGCCTGCCATGCAGTCCTGAGCAGCGTGCCATCCCTCATGACGCATCACACTCATCAGTGTGCCAGGACGTTTGATGAACGTTTTGTTCAAGAAAAAGTTGTTACCGACAGTGTGATACACACCACGGTGTCCTACAGGAAAATACTTCTCATCAGCTAGAAACACCCCAACTCCGACCTGCTTAAGAGAGACGAGCATTGAGTTGAACTCGTCAGCAATAATACTATAATCAATATTGGGATAAGTATCAGCAACAGTTGTGATACTTTCGATAGATTGAACTCCATCAGTACACTCTTTAAGTAACATGCACCCCATAGAATGATTGGTGTAATAATCATCCTTTGTGATAGGGTCAGCAAAAACTGGAGAAGCAATAAATGCTGCTGCCAGCACCATCATAAGTTTTTTCATATCAGAAAGGAATAGCGGGACCAGTGGTATTGGGGAGTTCAGGCATAGCAGCATCTAGCATACCAGGAAGCACCTTTTGAATCGCCAGTGTCGCTGCTTCAGTGATGTTTTCAGTAACTTGCTGAGCGATAGCATCTTTGCGCCAGTAGACGTATCCAGATGTCGCTAGAATAGATGTTGTCCCTAAGAATGATAGGACTGCTAATACATTAATTACCTTTTGCATGATAGTATGCCTCGTAGTATTTTGTTATACCATTACAGTTTACGTTTCCTTGTGATACCCAATCATGAGCACACTCGTATATAGACTGATTGGCATACTTTGATTTACGAGTACTATCAAGTTCACCACCAAACTTTGAGAGAAGAATCGTCAACGCCTGCTGGCGAAGTTTCATCTTCTCATCACTATAGCGCCAATCATCGTTCATGGAAGTTCTCCGATCCTCCTTGGAAGTTTTCAGATCCACCAATGGGATCGAGTTGTAGAGTGGTAGCACCACTCTTGGTTGCCA